ATTGCAAAAGAGTTTGTAACACGTAATTTTTTCCATAACAGTTCTCCCACGTCTTCAAAACCGGTGTGGGAGAACTGTTCACTTCTTTAGGACTTTTCCCGTTTATGCAGCGTGATATAATTCAAGGAGAAATGTCCCCCGATGACATACGTACAAGTGGAATGTATGACGTGGGGAATTCTACCACTATGCCATTCAATTACGGTGGATTACTTGTATTTAATACTAAGACTTTAACCATTCAAACGGGTGTTGATTTACAGGGAAAAACAATTTGTATACGGGTAAGTTGGAATAATGGGCCTTGGTCCTCATGGAACAATTTTACATTCAATCAGCAAAGCATTTAATCAATTATTTTGGCCGGGAAGTTATATTCCCGACCAAAGTAACCAAATCATACTTCAACAGCATCTATTGCATCCTGGGGTAATTCAGTAATTAGTTCATTCTTTAATTCCAGTCTCGAGAAATCTGATGCAGATAGGATTGAAACTACCGGGTCATTGCTTTCAATATAGATATTCAAGCGGTTATCTTCTGTTTTCTTATACTTTAATTTAAGGAGAATCAACTGATGACTTTTAGGAATTAAGTGGTGATAGCGAACCGAAATATATGTATCATCTACGCCATACATAACCTGTACAACAGCAAGTGTATTCTGGGCTACATAAGTGTGCCGGGTTGAGACTAAGAAGTTGACAACACACTCTTGACTTACAGTCATTAATAAGCATTTTGCATTCATCCAAACCGGAACCATTTTCTTATCCCAAAGTCCATTCTTTTGAAAGGTAGCCACTGGTATCAGTTCTCCCACAACTTGCGCCAAGTCCTCTTTATTGATTAAAATCGGATTGCCGTTCTTGTCCAAAGCACGTACATAATTTATCTCTTTTTTCTGGGGAAGTGCACTTTCAACTTCCTTCATCGTTTTTATAGCTCCCATACTACTATGATTTTTAAATTGAACATTGTTTTAATCCTTTTTGAACACCACATCCTGAATCTTCCAGTTCCAGGTCTTGTCGTCCTTCTTCCCGCTATTATGGAAATTCAAGGCTGACTTAATGATGTTCTCCTTCAAATCGTTTTTCTTGAACTCGACTTCCGCCTTCTGCGGAAATTCCTTTACCTGCGCGGTATCTACTGAGATAATCAGCGCAACCAATAATGTGTCTAACATAATCCTTTTTATTAATATTAATAATCGAATACCAATCTCCTTAATACGCTGCCGACCGCTATGCCGGCAGCATCCGCAAGTATGTCCAGCCAGTCCCAGCCCGAACCGACCTTGCAGTTCTTCTTATACATCCAGTCAGCGGCTTCTTTAGTTACACCTGCCGTAACGGCACAGAGTTCACCAGCTGTCAGCGTGATGACAAGGCATGCAAGAAAATGCAGCAGCTTGTCGTTAATTCTTAAAAGCATATCCATACATTTTTTTAACTATGGAACCGGAAACGCTATAAAAGTATTTTCTGAAATACCTAACACACCCCATATTGCCAATGCTCCTGTAGATGAAATACACTCCAAATGAACACAGCCGTTTCCGGGAACATATATACCAGGTTCACCACTACCAAATATCTTTACTTTCCCATCAGAAACATTAAAGATAGTAAGCGAGCGTCCACCCCAAAAATCGTAATTAGAAGACAAAGCCACTTGAGACAAAGCACTGGTTATTACCATGTGGTCCATAAAGGTATCCGCTGTATCAGGGACTTTCCATATCTGTTCATTTTGAGAAATCCCAGGGATAACAGTCCTCTCTATAGTGACCTTATTCAAATGCACCTTTCCCGAAAAGTCCACGTCGCCTTCCTTTGTCCAGCTTACCGCTCCATTGGCTAATTTCCCGCTTCCATCCTTATTCAAAAGGGTTTTCCCACCGGCAATATTGACACTACCACTTTTTAAATCACCTGTAAAAGTCCCGTCTGCGCCATCCAGGTGCTTCACCCGCAGATTATCCACGTCGATAAGGTCTGCATCTATCTTTCTGGCAAGTAAAAGCTGCGTACCCAGTAGCGGGTATTCCTGGATGGATTTCCAGGAAGTAGTGTCCGGATTTTGGGCCACGTCAAAGAACGGATGTTTATCACTGTTTCCCGGTACAGGATTCATCCACATAAATATGAAGCCTAATGTCTTATCCAGGAAATATTCCCCATTCTTATACTTGAACGGCAGCGGTTTCCAGTCACCATCGACCGGGAAGGGGGACGGGTTCTGCCGCACAATACTTATCCGTTTCTGCGCAAGAAGGGTCTCGCGGGCACTATCACGGTACGCTTCCACGATAATAGAATCCGCATTGCCCCACTTGTCAGACGGAAGGTAGTATTCCCATTCGGACGATGCACCGGGGGAATCCGCCGTACCGAGGTCCTTGCCGGCCGACTGGACATGCAGCCGCCAGAATACATCCAGAAGGGCCGCATCAGCCCCGCTACGGTGCAGGGCTTTCAGCTTCAGCGGCACCATCTGTACATTGTTACAGTCCACAGAGATGGCAGCCGGCTGGCACTCGATGTCAACGTATTCCACCGGGTCAGGCTCACGTACCGCCACGACACTCAAAACCGCCGTTACCATCATAGCTCAATAGGATTTGTATTCGTGGCGATTACTCTGAACGTCTTGGCCCGCGCCGCATCCGTATAGGTCAGTGCAATATCCTTTCCTTGGAACTTGTTGCTGTCCTTTCCCGACAGCGTGAACGGATTGTTCTCGCCATCGAATGTGGCGAAGTCCCAGCTTGCCACCGCTACTTCCTCTCCGGACTGGCGTTTATAGGCATACGGAATAAGAGTTCCCGTCTCTCCCGGATATATCTGCCCGTCAGAAGCAAGCCCCTTGACCTTGAATGCCGCCAGTATAGGGTCTGAGAGGTCGAACATGGTAATGAAGCCCTTTGCAATGACCTTCGCATTCTGCACAGCCTCACAGCTTACCACCAGCGAACCGTCAATATCATTCGCGGCAATGTTCTGGGTTCCCTGAGTTCCGAGGTTGGCCTCTCCCGACGGCAGTTGCTTCTTCCATTGCAACGTAATGTTCCCCAAATCGTTGATAAGGTCTCCGCCGCTGTACAGCGATGCCTTCAACGTCAGCACTTCGGACGGATTGATTATCTGCGTACCCTTGTCAGAAGTAATGAATAACTCATACTGTTTACCCGATGATTCCTGGATGACAACATCCGTCGCAAGTTCGTTAAACGCGACCGTATGCCCGCCGATTTCAACCTCACCGGAAACGGTTATGCGGTCATTGTCATATCCGGAGATGGGCACGAGGTTCTTCATGACGCGAAGTCCCGTCATGGGATAGGACTGCGAGTCCACACTTACATTGTATCCGGTTACGCGCTTGAACATGCCGACAAACTGTTCCGTATTGCACAGCCCGTCCTCCCCAAATGCAAGTTCGGTACCGTTGTACTTGAATACAAGTTTGGAAGGGATGAGGATGCGCCCGCTACTCACGTCACGCAATACGACGATGACAATAGGGCGTTTGTCCTCTGCGAGTGCTTCAAAGTCCGGTGTATACTTGTCACTTCCCTTTGTCCATGCCTGGATAAGCGGACCATTGTCCACGCGTACATACCCGTTGACAGTTGTTCCGTTGCTCACCGCCACGATAGCCAGTGAAGCGGTCACTTGATTCTGGTTCATCGTCTGCCTCCTTTCCTTTTTCCGTCAGTCTTTGCCCCGGCCGGCTGTTCCGGACCGGTCACGCTGCCATCACCCTCTTCCGACGCCCCGCTGTCGCTGTCCGGATTCGGCTCCTGGCTGAAACCGGGGTCTATTTCCTCTTCCTCTCCGGGTGTCACGCTGAAACCGGGGTCGATGTCCTCCGTACCCTGCATCGCTTCCTGCTGTTTCTCTATCAGTTCCTTCAACTCACGTGCCGAACCGATGATGTCGATGTCAAGAAGAGTACCCACATTCCGCATCTCACTGATAGGAATATACACCCTGCCATCCGGAAGGGTATTCATTATCCCAAAGAATTTGCCTTCGAGCTTTGCCTTTTCTACAATTACGTACATATTGATTAAAGTTTAAAGTTGTTACTCAATTATTCATATACCGGACCCGTGGCAATGAATACCGTCTGTCCGTCAATCTGTGAGGAGATAACGGCGCCTTCCTCATCGCCCATCAGGGACTCACCCGTGAGAAGCCCCACTTCCGCCCACACCTGGAAGATATGTCCTGCCGGAAAACCCTTGTCCGCCGGAATGAACTCCAGTGTCCGCCCGCCGGTTGCCAGCACCTTCTCCGGCTCGCCCGGCTTAGCACTCTGGCCTTTCCATGTGATGCGGAAAAGGTCATCGTACTCTGTACCGTATTCACGGCGGTTGTCGAAGATGCGTACCCCATAGGCGCTCGGCTGCTTCATATCATCGGGAAGGGTGAAGCCTTTCGTCTGGATAATTTCACAATTGAGGGAAGCTGCCATCTCAGTTTTTACCTCAATAACCTTTTCCAGCCGCCCGTCCGTAGGGGCCTGCGGTCTGCTGCCCGCATACTCACAGGCACGGCAACGGAAACTTGCACCAGTGACATACTTCGCCTGATACATCAGCTTTCTTGTATATGCACCGTTCACGTCATGGCAGACAATACCGGGGTCGTCCGGCTTAACAGGACGGTATGCTCCGTTTTCGAGGATGTCCCAAAAGTATGCGGCGTGTTCATCATCCACGGGTTCAGTGCCCGTATAGAGCTGCGGTTCTATCTCCTTGTCCCAATAACCGGAACGGTCGGCCAGGCGAAGCGGGTCGGTCACCATCACGGAATCACCCTTCAGGCGCAATGAATACGCCTTGTTGTCATAAAGGTGCGCATAGGACTTCACGCTCCGTTCACAGCGGACCTCGCGGTTCGTACGAGGGTCCGTGAATATCGCGATACCGAAATATTCCAGCGGCTTTTCCGGCGGCGTGTTCTTCCGGATGGTAAGCGCATATTTGGGCACACCGCCGCTACCGTCGGAAATGCTGTAATACTCGCCCTCGACGATGCGGTTGGCCGACTTGTCACGGGGTGCGCCCTCGAACCACTCCACCCCCGTGAGTTCCATTTCACCGAATACCGTCTTCTCGTCGAATGCCGATACCTTCGGTACGATGACCAGCGGTGTCAGGGTCCGGTCGGGGCTGTATTCCCGCAACTGCTTGTCATAGGTCTGCACGGGACTGCCCGACAGTACAATTATCTCTCCATGGATGGAAAGGGGACTCACATAAATACGCCCCTGCTGTTTGTTACTCTTTATTCCCATAGTTATAATATGTCAAAACCAAATCTCTGTTCTATCTGCTGCATTTCCCCTTCAACCGGAATGTATACCCGGCAAATGAAGGCAACGGACCTGCTTACAAAGCCGAAGTCTGAACCGACCCCGTGCTGGTTCCCGTTGTCGATATGGATGGCAAGCCTGTTGCCATCCACGTACTCAGGCGTCCAGAGGTTATCTGCCGGTACATTTCCGCTGTCACGGAACCATTCCACTTCGGTGGCACCGTCCGCCATCACATCATCCGTTATATCCGTAGTTCCGAAATATATACGTCCGGACATTACCGTATCCACACCGCCTATGACGAATGCCTCCCCACCTGAAAGGGAGAGCTGAAGCGAATACCTGCTGTCGCCCTCAAGGAGTCCCCATGACGGGGAGTTCCATTTCGGTTCGTCGGTTGTCTTGTCCTTCAGACAGCCCCACTTGCAGCCAAGGTGGTAGACCGTATGCTGTTCCAGCAGGGTATATTCGCTGCCGGAAGGTTTCGACAGTTCGTGCTGTACAAACCGGTAAGGAGCGCCGCTCTGGGCCGTTTCCAGCGACCAGACACCCCGGTCTACCTTGCTGGGAATGACATCACCGTTATAATCGAACTGATAGAATTTCTCGGCAATGACCGTCTGTGCAACGATGCCAACATCTTCGGTTGTCACCGGCAGTTTTTCGAGTGCCTTGATGTTAGGGAGTTTTCCGAAAGTCAGCGCATAGTTGTAGTCCTCCAATATCGGCTTATAGACATTGGACAAGAACATAATCCGACCTTCTCGTGAAGAAATCATCCACGACTGTGCCCGTTCGTTAAAGCCGCCTGCCTCAGGCAGCGTACTGTTACCCCTGCGGGTTACGTTGTAACCGGCCAACGGCGGATAGTTCGTGCCGCCCGGCACTTCGCTGTCCGGATAGAGCACGACCGTTATGCTATTCTCCTGCGCATTGGTAGTAAGAATACGCATCCAGCTTGTATGATACTCGGAACCGCCCGTAAGCAGTGTATTAATGATGGAAAAGCAGACATCATTCTCCTGGAACTTCATGAAATCGAAATCCGTGCGTTTCTCTATTTTCAAACGATAGGTGCTCTCGCCCAAATCCTCCACGGATTCTATCTTGCCAATCTCGGTGAAGGAGTAGTCAGACTCCATTCCTTGAATCTGATTGATAATAAGGTCAAGCACTGACAGTGAACCGCGGACTTCCAACCGTTCTACCTGTGCCCGGCCATCAGGAAATATCCCTGCACCCTTACCGGCAATCATACTGTCTACAAACTCGCCGAACCTTACCGGGTCCATGAAGGTTTTCGTACCGTATGCCGTGTCCGGATATAACCGGGAAAAGAAGTCATATAGACAGCGGCGTGCCGAATACAGGTTGTTGTCCGTCGGAAGGGTACGGTCGCCGGTCCTGATTATATCGGGAAGGGACGATGCGACATCACGGATATAGTTCTGCACCCCGGTTATGCCGTCCCGTATCTGTTCGAGCGTTCCGGAACTCAGGGCGTCGCTTATCTCCAGATCCATCTTCGAGGGTAGGTTCACATTCCGGGTAATCTTCGTGATACGGCTGTCACGGTAGCCGGTATCCGGAAAATACTTCCGGCTCTCCAGCCTTACACGCCGCCCGATGAACAGCTCCGCACCGTGCTCCTCAACCCATACATGGTCAGTCGGGGCCTTGTAGACGCCGATGTCCTGCCAATGTTCCCGGTTGTACTTGTCTACAGCATCGCTGAACTCCTTTTCGGCCGACGGGTAATACTCGTCGGGCATGCGGATATTCCAGATTATATAACGGTCGCCCACCTTCGGGACAAGCGTGTCACCCGGAAGCTGCATGCCGTCATCATAAGGCCAGATGGTCACAATCTCGAACTCACGGGTATCGCTGTCGAAATTGACATCGAAATAGTGTCCGTCATCCTTGCCGAGCCCTGCAAGCTCACCGTCCTGGAACGATACGCGCTTGACCGCTCCGGGAAGTTCATAACTGTTCGGGTCAAAATCCAGGGAAGCGTCACTGAAATAATATACCGTGTAGGGTTCACCGTCCTTGTCCTTCACCTCCTTGCTGCGCACGCCGCTTACCGTACCCACACGCCTGGGATAGATACCGCTGAAGGCATCGCGTTCGTAGCGGTCGAATATGCCGTACTCGTCAACGCCCACCTCGACAAACTTCTTCCCGCCCGGAAGCATCAGGCGGCTGCTGCCGTACTTTTCCGGGTCGATGTTGCGCGAGGAGCCTATCGGGAACAGGCGGGTGTAGAACCCGGCCGTGCTGCCCGTGACGCGTTCCAGGGAAACCAGCCCACCGCCGTAACCCAGCGTGATGCTTTCCCCGTGCTCGCAGCGGCAGACGTTCACCGTCTGTCCCTCGACCCACCATTCGGCCTTGCCGCCCACTTTTTCGGCAATCGCCTTCAGGGCCTCATTGCAGTACATCCCCTCGTAATCTATGACGATGAGTTCCGTACCGTCAACCTGCCCGACCTTCCAGTCGGTGACATCCCCCATGCCGGCATTGACGGCACTGACCACCAGCGCCACATGCTCCCGCGGCGTAGCTGTCAGCGTGAACACCGGTTCGGCATCGCCGTCCGTCGTCTCCAGTACAAGGAAACGCCTGACGAGGCTCTCGATGCCGTACAGTTTCAGATCGTAGCGCCATTCGCCTTCACTCACCTGCTTCGGCGTGTAGCGTTCCGTCAGCCAGTAACGCTCGCCCATGAAGTCCGTGTAGTCGTTCACATCGACGGCTATATGGGCATGGTGCGTGAAGGAGAGGGCCAGCACGTTGTCACCCTGCACCTCCTTCCGCTGGGTCGAGCTGTCGTCAGCGGCGATGTCCGCCCGCCTGTTTCCTTTCCTGTCGTATATCGTAATCATGTTCGGTTATCGTTTAAATGCCGTTTGAATGTCTTTTTAATCCGTCAGATGACCGGTACGGGTTCACGGAACTTCACCTTGAACTTGCCCGCATGCACTCCCTCCCTCCACAGATAGGTCAGCGGGGTAAACTTCGTGCAGTCCGCATATTTCAACCGCAGCTGCAGCCCCAACTGGGGGAGGCTGATGTCCAGCCAGCCGTCTTTCCCCTGTTTCAGGAAGTTCACAAAGGCGAAGTACTGTCTCATCCATCCCGCCTTTGTCCGGTTGAACAGGGCGAAGTTCAGCGTCACGTCACGCGCCTCGTTCCTCGGGGTGAGCACGGCGCTGTATTTCTCCCCGTGCTCCTCCCGTATATCCACGGCCGTGTCCTTCTTGGCCTTGCTCGGGGTCAGGATGGCCGTCAGGTTCTCCATGCCGCCGCGCCGGTCTTCCACCAGGAATACACCGTATTCAGTCCAGATGTCCGTGCCGTTTACCAGCACCAGACCGCTCAGTATATCTGCCATATCAGTTAAATTTTATACCGTCACGTTTTATCGTACGTATATCTTCCTTTATCTCGCCCAGGCAGGCGGTACCCAGCCTGGTGTGCTCCTCTATTTTAGCCAGGTATCCTTCGGCAGCGCTCATCTTCTCCGCGACGTTCTCGATGCCGCTGTCCATGCTTGCCCAATGCCGGAGACCGCCGGTGAACATGCCCTCCAGCTTCGTGCCCTGCTCCTGCGTCATGGCGGTGAAAGCGCCGGGCTTGCCCGTCTGCACCGTGCCTTCCTCCTGCACCTTGTCGTAGCCCGTGGCGGCGGCAAGTTTGTCACGGAGCTTCATGGCTTCTTCCACATACTGCATGTACTCATCCGTCAGCGCGTTCCGTTCCGCTTCGGTCAGATCGTTGTCCTCCATCGCCTTGCCGAACTTCTCCCACCAGCCCTTCAGCTTATCGTTGTACAGCTCGCCGATCTTATTGCTCAGCATCGCACGCATGAAGTATTCCGAAATGTCCTCAGCCGCATCCTTGGCACCGTACTTCATGTTCATCAGGTTGTCGATGAAGCTGCTGTACATACCGTCGAATGAAATACTGGTCAGCCCCTCATACAGCTGGTCGGTCAGCTCCTCCAGCTTGCCGGCCTGGTCTATATAGTCATCCAGCTTCTCGGTCAGTCGCCCGCCGTAGCCGCCCTTGCCGGTGTTCTGGATTTGAGTCCACATATCCACGTTGCTGCGTAGTGCCTTCATCTCCTCCGGGCTCAGGCTCCACAGGTTCCCGTCCCACTGGCGGCCTATCTGCCCGCTCAGTTTGTCAATCTGTGCCTGGCTGAATCCGCCCCAGTAGTAGTTCCAGGAATGGTGGCTGCCGCTGTAACGTGCCTGTTCCTGCGCTATCTGCAGATAGTTCGCATTCGTCTCCTTCTGGTATTTGTACGCATCCCGGTAAGCTTCCACCGATTTAGTCCCCTTGCTTGCCTTGATGGTATCGGTCAGATCTTCGATGGAAGTCTGCAGTTTCTCGTTCCGGTCCGTAAGGCGGTCTATTGCGGCCTGTACCTCCTTGGCATTTCCGCCAATGCCGAACAGCTTGTTGAAACCTCCGAAAGACACCGTATTCAGCAATCCTCCGATACCATTCACAAGGGAACCGCCTATCTGTTTGAACAGGTCCCCACTGAGGATATTGTCGAGCATTCCGGTTATCGCATTGAAGATGGTGTCTATCAATGATGAGATAATCGGGCCAATACCGTCTTTCAGCAAATCCAGTATGGAAAGAATGGCCGATATAATCTGTCCGATGACTCCGGCACTTGACAGGGTCTCGGACATCTGACTGATGGCATCACCGACCTTGCCCCCAATATTCAGTTTTGACAGCCCGGTAAGCATATTCTGGATTCCTTCAAATGACCCCTGTAAGGTTCCGCTTGCAAAACCGTGCAATCCGTCGGATACCATGTTCAATCCGTCAACCGTGTCCTGGGAGGCTATTTTCACATCCCCGGCAAGTGTTTTCATTTCGGAAGTGGCATTCTGGTACTCTTCGTCAGCTGAAGCACTGGACGATTGGGCCATTTGAAGAGCGATTTCGGTACGTTCTATTTCTGCCTGGTTGCCGTTCTCAAGCGCTTTGTTGTAATCGGTCTGCGCCGCCTTCAACCGGCTGAATGCCGCTTCCTGTAGCAGTTCCGCATTTTGCACACGTGTTACGGCATCCCCCAAAGCGTGCATCTGCGTTTGTAACCGGGCAAAATCCAATGTCCCGTTTCCGCCGGGAAGCATGCTTTGAATACGTTCAATGGCATCGTAGACGACCTGCTGGTCTGCGGCTCCCGTTTTTTTGAACTCATCCGTCTTGACATACTGTTTAAGCTCGCCAAGCAGGTTCTTCATCTGGTCTGCAAGCAGACCGGTCAAGTCCCCGAATGCCGCCCCCCAGTCTATCTTTTGGGAAAGGGCTTCCATATCCACTTTATGCACAGCCGAATCACGCTGCTTCTCCAAAGTCAGCCTTTCTCCCTGAGACTGCGCCTTGCGGATTTTCTCCGCATATTCCTCAGCGATGGCCAGTTTCTGCTGCTGGAATGTCCCGTATTCCTTCAAATAGTCACGCATGGCTTCCGCCTCTTCCCTGTACACGTCCGATTCCGCTTTTTTCCGGGACTCGGCATTTGAGGCACGGGCTTTTTCAAGTTCATCCTGTTGCTCCCGGGTAAGTCCGTTATCTCCGGTGGACAGACCGGCTTCCTTGTTCTCCCGCTTCCAGGCTGCTTCCTGTCGGTTAATTTCTTCTTTCCTCGCGTTATAGTCATATTCGATTTGTGCCAGTTTCTTTTCGGTGCCGGCTTGCATGCGGTCTATCTCTGCCTTCCGGTTCTCTGCCTGCAGGGCGGCAAGTTCCTGCGCCAGCCTGCGCTCGGCGGCAAGCCGCTGTTTGGCTTCCGCTTCCGCATTCTTACCGGACTGTTCGGGGTCGGTATGTCCGCCTATTCCTGCCTTTTTATCAAGTTCAATACGTTCTTTGGCAAGATTTTCAGCAGCACCAATATAACCGTCGTATTCTTTTTGCAGCCGTTCCAGTTCCTCCTTTTTTTTCCAGCGACCATTATTATTCTGTTTGTAGGACTGGTCGGAAGAAAAGAAACGGTCAATCTTTCCGCCATACCCCCACCATGTATCAAATTCGCTTTCATCCTTCGCCTCTGTCTCTGCAATCTTATCATCGACTTCTGATGCTTTTTTTACTAAACTCTGAACCTTCATCTGGAGAAACAGGGATTGCACATAATCCTCACTTTTCTTTCTGATAGTATCGTACCATTCAGAAAGTGTCTGATAGTAGCCGAAACTTTCCCCGTACTTGCGGTTCAGTTCCTCCACCTTGGCCTTTTCCTGTTCCTTGCTGCCGGTGAAATTCTTTATTTCGTCGATGACCGATTTGAGCTCGAAACGGGTACGCACCATCTGGGCGCGGCCGTCCTTTTCTATCTCGGTCATTTCCCTGAGTGATATGTTGAATTCGTCCACACCTTTCCTGGCACTGAACAAGTCTTTTGTCCACGCCACGATCTCGTCACCGTACATCACCAGCAGCATGATGCCGGTGGTGAACGCTGTCTGCCATGAAAAGAGGGAGGAAAGCACCTGCTTCCATACCGGTATCCCTTTTTTGCCGGACTTCTGCAGCTCGTCGTATTCCTTCCGGGCACGGGCCAGCTCGTCTGTAAAAACCGGCAGGTTGTTGCTGATAGCCATAAAGAACATCTGAGGTCCCATGGCCAGCGAGGGCATTTCACGGGCTATCTGCTGGATGCTGTTGTGCAGGCCGCCCAGCTGGCGTCGGGCGTCGGGCACATCCGCAGGCGTAACCTGTACGGATTCCGATTCCTCCTGCAGCTGCTTCAGCCTGGAACGCAACTCCTCAAGATGCTTTTCCAGCGCGTTAATCTGTGCGATGTTCGCACGCTGGTCCAGGTTGGGGGCGGCTGTCTCACCGGCAAGGCGCAGCCTTTCCAGTTCAGCCTCCAGCAGTCTGACGGTATTACGCAGTTCCAGCGCCTCACGCTCGGCCTTGTCCATGCCGGGCGTGAGTTTGTCCTTCATTAAAAATTCAATTTCTACAGGTTTGCTCATTCCAGTCTGCTTTGAAAAAATCCTACAATATCATTCGCTTCATCTTCCGCGCTGGACTCCGGTCTGGAATCATGGTTTCCGCTGCCTTGCTTTTGCCGCACATACCGGGGCGCGTCGCCCAGCATCATAATCAGCGTCTGGTAGTTCACACCGTCCAGGATGTAGTCCACACTCCAACCGGTCGCGGTCGCTATCTGCCACACGAAGCCGAAAGGGCTATGGGAACCCTCATAACGGGTTCTTAACTCCCCTTCCTTGCCCGGCTCAGTCTCGGCTTCATCGGGTTCGCCCGCGCTGCCGAGCTGATAATACGCATAAAATCCTTCGTGCCCATCATCCGCTCAAATGTCCGGAACATGGCCGTCAGATAGCGCCACTCTACGAAGTTCCGCAGTACCCAGGCCGTCAGACCGATACCCGCATGCCGCGACACGTAGCCCCGGCATACCGTATAGGCCAGCAGCCGGCTCACTGCCTGACCATGCTCCGCCACAAAGGCCAGTTCCTCCGCCTTGTCCTTCGGCTGCCAGTCGGGCTTGACACCCATCTTCAGGTATTCCCTGGCCAGCAATATCTGCCCCCGCAATCGCGGCCGCTTCATCGTCACACGCATCTCCACGGAGCGTTTCAGCCAAGGCAGCTTCCACTTTTTAAGAGGAACGGACACGCCGCTGTCAAGCAGCGCGTCCGCACATTCCATTTCTATCAGTTGTTCCAATCGGTCGGCCATACCTTAATCCTTTCTGCTTTTGGCCTGTACAGACGCGGCTGCTTCCGCTGCCGGAAGCTTGTACTGTTTCCACTCATCCGGAAGGGCGTCCGCATAGAACACACCGTAAGGCTGCGAACCGTCCTCCGGCATAGCCACCTCAAGCGTGCATTCTATCTTGGCCGTTTCCGTAAGCGTCAGCTTGCCGCCCAGGTTGGAAAGCAACGTACCGTTCGGTATCAGTACGCTCTGTCCGGACACCAGGCTGAGTTCCCACGGTCCCTGCATCAGGATGGCGGTCTGCGGAGCGGTCCAGCCTACAGGGTTTTTCTTCTCGCTGTCCTCTGTCTTGTAGTGCAACGAACCGCCCAGCAGTGCATGCAGGTTCTTGTAGTCCATCTGGATTACATTAAACGTGGGGGCAATGCTGCCGTTGCTCTGAGGAATAACCAGCACCGGGGCTCCAGGCGCCTGTTCAGCCTCAATCTTCGCGGCTTCGGGTTTCTGGCCGCCCAGGTCGAACGAACCTTTCTCGATGTAACCCACCACAAAGTCCTTGTATTTCACGGCACCGATGCCGTACATGAAATTCTTGTTCATCATTTCTTCAGTTTGATGGTTAATAACACACCGGCAAGTAAGCCGGCCAATACACCTATGATAAATACCCGTACCGGGTTCGGAAGGCGTTTTTCTTCCGTTTGAACGTCATTTAAAGTTCCATTCCTTGTCTCGCTGCGGATGCGCGCCAGCTCTTCTTCATACCATAGCACCAGCCGCTGCAGACTGTCACACGAGGCTTCGGCCACGATGTTCCCGCTGCCGTCACTGCCTACGGTCAGATTCGCCTGTCCGCTCTTACCACGGTACACGGCACCTTCAGGAAGTTTACGGAGGCTGTCCGGCGGTATCGTCAGCTTCACCGCACTCGCCGGTATCCCCGCCATCACCAGTCCCGCCCGCCGACTTCCGCCCGCACTGTCGGCGCTTGCCGCTTCCGTCTGCATCTTCTCCGCCATCGTGCTCTTCCTGCTGCTTGCGCAGCCCGCCAAGCACAGGGCAATCGTCATGATGGCGGCAACTGTTGGCCGTGTCAATAGCCTTCCTGAGCCGTGCCATCTCGCGTTTGTTCGCCTGCAAGTCCTTTCTTGTTGCATTCAGTTCTTCTTTTAACGGTTCGACAATATTCTCTATCAGGATGCGCGTGGCCTTGTCCACGTTGTCGATACGCACGGTCTCGGCCGTGGCGTTCGCCTTCCTGACAGTAGGCCTGATGGTTATCAGGGCCGTCAGGGCGGTGGCAAGACCGCCGCCCAGGACAAGGTTCAGCAGCTCGTTGAAATCCATAGCGCATCCAGACCGGACAACCGGCTATTTGCCTGACGCCTTTCTGGCGAACAGGCCGATCAGCCACTGTATGAAACCCGTATCGGCAATGCCGTTGGCCACAAGGGAGGAACCCAGACCGTAAAGAAGGGCGATATACCACTCCACATCCGCCACAAAGCCCGCGTCAAGCCACCAAAGCAGCATCGCGGCGGCAATGCCGGTAAGCCAGCTCACAAGCTGCGTCCAGATGCCTGACATTTTTGGAAAAAGTTTCTTGATGCCCTCCACAAGGAGGACAACGCCGCCGGCGAAACCGGCAAAAGTCGCAATCATCGCGTCATAGTCAGCCTCAGGGGTCACACCATCCTGGGCAAAAGCCACGGATACGAATCCGAGCATCAGTGCAAAAAATAATAGAAATCGTTTCATCTGTCTTTTGATTTATTGGTTTATACCTATTTCTTTCAGCCATTTCTGTACATCGAAGCTGGGGCAGGCTTTCGCCGCCAGTTCGTTATGACCCACAATGCGAACATCCGGGAATCGGCGGTGGAAATCCTTCACATACTTCTCCAGCGCCTTCTCCTGACAAGCCGTGCGGGTGTCTTTCGGGGTCTTCCCATCCCCGGACACTCCTCCGGCATATACGATATGACGGCTCACACTGTTGTAACCTTTGGCTCCGTTGGTCACTTCCCAAGGGTCCACCTCGGCGTCCTCGTTGTTGTCTACAAGACGTTCCACACCCCCGTTCAGGTGGAACAGGTCGGTATAGCCCACCTGCTTCCAGCCTCTTCCTCCCCGGCACACCGGAGAAGTATGCCATTTGCGGATGTCCGCCGATGACACCTCACGCCCCTCCGGGGTGGCCGTACAGTGAATTACCAGATACTTCAACTTTGCCATATCTTTTATGCTTGATAGCCGCTCATCATTACTACACCAGCATCCTCTTTCTTAGGCATACAGATAAAATAATGGCGGAAGTTAATTAGGTTACGTTGGTTCAACGGGTCGTTCTTTGACTCGGAATAATACATCTTGGTGGAACCTGTCGCTTTGAATACCCGCTGCTTGTAGAAGGCAAACGAACAGGGGAATTCACCGGCTTCTGCCGTTGCACCCAGTGCCTTCTTCTGTCCGCCCGTAGTATAAAGCGGATTGTTACCGTACTCGTAGATTTCAAAACCGTACAGGTTACCTACCTTGCCGCTGTTGCGGTCAATGCTGTACTGTTCACGGAATGCCTGGCTGGTCAGCAACAGGTCATTCACATGGTCGGGACAAAGTACCAGTCTGCGACCGTCTGCAGGAACTCGCAGGTTATCAAGGGCACGCTTCATTTCCACAAGGTCATTCACGGTAAGGCGCAGACGGCCGGTTGCCGCATCCTTCTCGCCGGTGGTTTTCAGTACCGGGGTAGTTGCCGTATTTTTGTTCGCACAAAGCGCATGGGCAGCCTTGGTGAACTTCGCATCATTGATGCTGTTGGCATGGCCCTCCTTCACACGGGCGGTCTTGTCATAGCTGATGGCATAGAGTTCGTCATCGGTGATAGGGGTTGCCTTCGTCTGGAACTTGTCGAGTTTGATGGCTATGTCCTTGTCCTCCAATGCCTGCACGTCAATCGGGTAAGTCTTGTTGTTAATCAGCACGTCCGGATCGACACCCACTTCCACCAGATGGATGACATCGTTGTTCACGATACTGCTTTGGTCGGGGATTCCTGACAGCCAGGTTCCTTCCAGCCCGGCACGGAGCACCTTGACAAGTTCCCCCGTCCAAATTTCCGTATAAACCCCTTCACGGAGTATTAAAGCACTCTGCGGGGTCATTCCCATGAAGGCTGCCACCGCATTCATTCCCACAGCTCCGGCCACTGGAGAGAATCCCAATACCGAAGCACACACGACACCTGTCAGCGCATTGAACAGAAGTGCCGTCAAAAGCATTACAATTTTTCCCATTGTCTTTATTTTAAAGGTTTTCAAATTTCACAGGTCATACCGTATTCAGCCTTGTACAGACGCTTGTACTCCTCAGGGTTATGCTCACGCATTTCAAGCAGCACATCACTCGGGACATCGCTCAGCTTGGCATAGGTGGAAGGCTGCGCCTGCTGCTTTCCGCCCTGATAGCTCAGCACTGTGGAAATCTTCATCTGGGGCTGCATGGCATCAAGCACATTCTTCAGCTCATCGACACCAACCTTCTTGCCCAGTTCGATAAACTGCGCTTTCTTGTCTTCTCCCAGACGTTTTTCCATCACAGCCTTTTCCACAAGACCGGTAATGCGGGCCAGGGTCAGCTTACCGTTTTCATCTTTCAGAGAATCATTCTCCGCCTTGGCTGCTTTCAGTTCATTTAAGGCCTGTGTTACGTCAGCCTCCGTCGCCGTTTCCGGCAGCCCCAATTGAAGGGCCAAAAGTTTCAGTTCCATTTCTTCTTTTGTTTTTGGGTTATTAATTAGTGGCAAAGGACAATCACCATCCCTTCCCAATGTGATTTGCTTCCCATCCTTCATCAGTACGATGGCATCATCATTGGAACCTACGTCCACCAGAGATACCTCATACAGCTTACTTCTGGTTATTGTCGGGCTGGTCTGCCCCTGCAGCAAATGTTCGGGCTGGTCACTCAGTTCCAGAATGTCTATCCCGGCGCTTACCATTCTCAGGCTACCGAACTCAAACTGTTTCTTGCATCTTTTACTGAGGTCGCTTGCTTCGTCAAACACCAGTTCCCCGGTTACCTCACCATTCTCCACCCGAAGATCCTTCACATAGCCAATCACGTTCCCGCGTTGGTGCATGTACAGTAGTACCGGGTTTCGGCAATACTGCTCCACACTCATGCCCGATGTCAGCACACGGCTGCCGTAGCTGTTCAGACTGTCGTTTGAAATTCTTACACGTTTACTCATTTTTACATGCCACGCCTTTATGCATTGGCGCTGCAATATTACGGAGCACACACCGGGCAGCCAAAAATGTGTGCAACGGTTGCACACTTCTATGAAACCGTTGCACATTATTTTGGCTGCAAGCCGATAAGCGGACAATTTTGCGGATAAATCGGGCAGGTGCAAGGAATCTCCAAAGCCTGCCTTTAACCCTATTCTTTATTATATGACAAAGGCAGAAATTGAAAAAAAGAAATCTCTTGCACGTTCACTGTTCCTTTCCGGTATGGAGCAGACCGAAATTGCAGAGAAAGTGGACGTGTCACGCGTCACCATTTCAAAATGGTGCACAGCTGACGGATGGAAGGAGGCAAGGGCGGCTAAGAACGTCACCCGACCGGAACTGGTGAACAAACTGTTGCTTACCATTGACACACTTATCACACAGGTCAACGAATCAAACGACCCTGTACTCGTGGCTGGACTCGGGGACAAACTGGCCAAACTTTCAGCTGTCATCGAAAAGTTGGACAAGAAGGCCAATGTGGTGGATGTAATCGAAGTGTTCATGGCATTCTCCAAATGGATTGAATACCGCTCGACCATCGACCCGGAAGTGACTCCGGAACTGGTCAAGGCTATCAACAAGTACCAGGATCTGTATATCACCGAACAGATGGGCATAAAATAAAACGGCTATGGCAACAGCAGCGGAAAAGAAACAGGCATACGAACAGTGGAAGGAACACTGTAAAAGAGTGCAGTCCATCACGGATACGGCTTTGCTCGCGGGCGAGACACCGGCACAAAGGGACAGGCGTATTCTGCGGCTGCAGGGTAACTATGCTGCGTTCTGTGAATATTACTTTCCCCACTTCCTCACCTTGCGTGATAAGACTACCGGGGAAGTCATACGCACCATACACAATGCACCGTTCCATAATGCAGCAGCGGCTAAAGTAAAAGGCACACCCAACCTGAAAGCGGTATTCATGTGGCCACGTGGCCATGCCAAATCCACACACATGGACATTTTTGTTCCGCTGTGGCTGATGTTCCAGCCAAAACGGCTCATCAACTTCATGGTGGTGGTCGGCAAAAGTGAGGACTCAGCCACGCGCCTGCTGGGAGATATTCAGGCAGAACTGGAGCACAACCAGCGTATCATTGCCGACTTCGGTAAGCAGCAGGGGAATGCCTCCTGGCAGGATGGGGAGTTCAAGGCGGCCAACGGGGTGAAATTCCTGGCTTGTGGACGGGGGCAGTCGCCGCGTGGCCTGCGCGACAGGGAAGCGCGTCCGGACTACATCGTCATCGATGACCTGGATGACGACGAACTGTGCCGTAACGAGAAACGGGTACATGACATAACCGATTGGGTAAAAGAAGCCCTTTTCGGCGCACTGGACGTGGGACGTGGCCGCTTTATCATGGTCGGGAACCTCATTTCAAAAAACTCGGTGCTGGCAAATCTCACCAAGACCAAAGGGGTACATGTATCCGTCATCAAGGCCATAGACAGGAACGGAGAACCGGTATGGCGCGAAAAATGGACCAAAGAAGAAGCGCAGGAATACAGGGATTTCGTAGGTTACCGGGCATGGGAAAAGGAGATGATGCACAACCCCATCGTGGACGGCACTATCTTCCGGGCTGACTGGATACGTTTCAAGAAACTGCCCGGACTCTCCAAATATGAGATGTTGGTCTGTTATACTGACCCGTCTTTCAAATCGACCACTTCCAACGACTACAAAGCTTGCCGGCTTTGGGGCAAGATTGGAAAGGAACTGCACCTTATAGACTGCTACGTCCGGCAGGATACCGTTTCCGGAATGGTGCGGTGGCTGTACGACCTCTACGAGCGTACACGTGATACGGCAGCCGTGCAGTTCTTTATGGAAGCGAACTTCATGCAGGATGTCATCCTGGATGAGTTTGAGGCAGAAGGGAATCTGCGTGGATACCAACTGCCCATCATGCCGGACAAACGCAAGAAGCCGGACAAGCTCCAGCGCATCGAAGCGGTGTCACCATTATGGGAACGCGGTTTCGTATTCTACAATGAGAAGCTGAAAGAATCACCGGATATGCAGACCGGCATCGAACAGACCTTGGCACTGGAACGGGGAAGCCGTATTCACGATGACGCACCGGATGCAGATGAAGGGGCTATATGGATTTTACAGCGCAATTCAAGACAGGAAAGTTTTCAACCGGTGTTCGGTAAAAGACCGACCGCCAAAAATATATGGTAACATGATACAGCTGATTAAAAGAATGATTTTTGCATGCCGCTATAAACGTGCCGTTGCCCGTGCTTGCAAGTATGCCAGGCTCTACGGAAGAAAGTACTACGTCCTGTATATGGGTGGCAAACTGAAAATAGTCCCCAAAAGGAATATCTGCGAACTCCTTCACCGTCACCGTTTCCGCAAAGGGACCACTATCCGGGATATAGAAAAAATGGCATTGTTCATCACTAATTAAAAGTAAGGCCATGTTCATTACAGAAGAAGATTACAAAGTTGTCATCGGAGAGGTTGCCTTGAAGGTCATCTCCCAGGTAAGCCCGAAAAACCGTGCCAATGCGGAAACGGTGGCTCTGGAGGAAATATCGGGCTATCTGAGGCCGAAATACGACTGCACGGCCATCTTCTCCGCACGGGACGAACAGCGGAACAAGCTCATCGTAACGTACGCCTGCGACATCGCACTCTATCACATGAGCGCGTCAATGCCGCAGAAAATGGGAAGCGAGGTGCGAAAGGAACGCTATGAACGTGCCGTCAAATGGCTTGAAGGCGTACAGGCCGGTAAAATTGTCCCCGATTTGCCATTGGCTGTCGGAGAGGATGGATTGCCGTCCGGAAATTCATTTGTTTACAGCTGCCAGAAGCAGCTTCATCATAACTGGTAGGACTATGGATATTAAAGACTTTTTCAGCGGTATATTTTCCAATAAACCGAAAAACGTACTGCAAACACCATACGGCAATTTCAATCTGGCCAAGGGAAAAGACATCAAACGGGTACAGAAAATGGTCATCGACCTGCAGCGCACCACCGATGCGCTCACCCGGAAGGACATCAGGAACTGGCGTGATGCCTGGCAGTACGCCATCAATGTGGACAGCCCCAGCCGCCAGCGCCTGTACGACATCTACCGGGATGCGGAAATAGACCTTCACCTCTCCGGGTGTGTGGAGCAGCGCAGGGGTTTTGTCATGGCACGCTCTTTCAAAATCGTGGATATGAAAGGGGATGAGAACAAGGAGGCGGTGCACTTCTTTGACCAGTCTTGGTTCAAGCAGCTCATGCGCTATGCACTTGATTCAATCTACTGGGGACATTCGCTCATCGAATTGGGAGACCTTTGCACTGACGGCGACGGCTGTATCTGTTATTCGGATGTGAAGCTTATTCCGCGCAAGCATGTCATTCCTGAGTACGGGCGTATCATTACCGACCTCGGACAGGACTGGACTACAGGTGTAGACTACCGCCGGTCGCCTTTTTCCGACTGGCTCATTGAGGCAGGCAGGCCTGACGACCTCGGGCTGTATCTCAAGGCAGCTTCACAGACTATCCCTAAAAAGAATATGCTGGCCTTTTGGGACACCTTCGGGGAAATATTCGGAATGCCCATGCGTATAGCACGCACCACTTCGCGCGATCTGAAAGAAATTGACCGTCTTGACAAGATGCTGCGTGAAGCCGGAACCGCTCTTTCCATGGTGGCAGGGATGGAAACCGAAATAGAATTTGTGGAAAGCGGCAAGGGAGATGCTTTCAATGTCTATGACAAGCGAATCGATCGTGCCAACTCCGAACTGTCCAAACTTATCATCGGGCAGACGATGACCATCGAGGACGGAAGCAGCCTCTCACAGTCTGAAACGCATCTTGAAGTGTTCCAGAACCTCGTGGAAAGCGACTGCGACATGCTGCGGGATATAGTGAACAACCAGCTCATTCCGCGCATGGTTCGTCACGGTTTCCCTGTCAAGGGACTGCGCTTTGATTGGGACTACTCCATTGACTACACACCTGAACAGCAGAAAGCCTACGAAGAAATGGTACTGCAGCACTACAAGGTAAAACCACAGTACTTTGAGGAAAAATACGGCATTCCGTGCGAGGAGAAGGAGCCGAAGAAAGAACCGGACCAGACAGACCCGAAAAAGAAGAAAGACGGCAAACAGGCTGAAACGCTGTCCCGTTTTTTCGACTGAGCCCCGATGATTATTCGGGGCTGCACCAGCGATATTCCCGGTTGTTGGAAAACAGGCTGCCCAGCCTGCAGGCAGGAAAAACGGAGGACATTGAAAAGATGGCCAAGGAATGGGCTTCAATAATCAAGAACAAAGAAGCCAGAAAAGATGCGGAGGATGCAGCCCGTATCATCTTGGAACATGGCATTAAACTTCCCAGACTGCTTAAAAAAAAAGGTGGAAAGACTTCCGGGGCGGAATACCGGGCACCCATGTTTGAGGGCGACGACGGTATTCTGTATTTCAATGAACTCCGTGAACGGGACTACAAATCGTACAAGGAAAAGAAAATGCGGTACCACTCAGGTGCACAGGATAACACGTTCCTTCATGAACTTGGTCACCACATCGACGCGCTGCTGGAACCCAAAGCTTACAGCATGGTAGAGCACCAATGGAACATGGAGAAGGTGAACAGGGAACTCATCGAAAAGGAACTGTCCAGATATGCCCTGGAGAACCGGGCTGAGTTTGAAGCCGAGCTGATCAGCGCTACACTCAGGGGAAAAACATTCTCCAAAGAGTTGCTGTCATATTCCAATCTGCATAATCCGGAGCAGAATGAAGGAATAGCAAAAAACCTGCTGCAGTATGCATCCGGAAAAGATATATGCACACCGGTTGACCTGGTACGTGAAAAGTTCGACCGCATGATGAAGGTACTGTTCCGGCAGGAAGGGACCAACCTTGAAATAGGTATCCTGGCATCCGAAGAAGCGCAGGATTTTATAGAAACTCATTCTTCTGTCCTGAACGGGTCATTCCGGCAGGTGGAAATGTCCGAGGCCATGCGTAGGCGGCTGGAGCGTTCCAACTATGTATTCTCCGGGTTGAAGACGTTTCATGAACTGAATGAAGCCTTCCCATCCCTGTTGGATGAGAACGGCAATAGAAAGACGTTCGAACGCTTTTTGAATGATGTCCGGAAGATTGACGAAACATACAATTCAAACTATCTCCGGGCCGAATTCAACTTCGTACAGGCTTCCGCTGAAATGGCTGCCAAATGGGAACGGTTCATGCAGGATGGCGACCGATATTATCTGCAGTACCGCACGGCCGGGGATGCAAAGGTACGTCCCACCCATGCGGAAATGGCCGGCATCACACTTCCGGCTTCAGACCCGTTCTGGGCGGAATTCTACCCGCCTAACGGATGGGGCTGCCGTTGTTCCGTGGTCCAGGTGCGCAAATCCAAGTATCCGGCTACGGAACATGAAGAGGCCATGGCAAGAGGGGAGTCTGCCTTGGAACTTGACAAAAAGGGAATGTTCCGGTTCAATGCAGGCATGGAGCAAAAGACAATGCCCGACTATAACCCATACACCATCAAACGCTGTAAGGATTGCGATATGAACAACGGAAAGATGGAACTGGTCTTCGTGCCGGAAAATGAATTGTGCGCCGCATGCAAACTGGTAAGGACTTTGGCCAATGCTGATGCCAAACAGATAAAGAAACAAGCAAAACCATTACAAGGTACTGTTATAACCAATAGCGGATTCCCATTCCCGGTAAACATATCAAAACGCACGCTTCAGGAATGGACCAACCAACCATACAAGTTCTACCATGAAAAGAACATCATGCTTCTTGACATAAAGAAAGTGTTTGCCAAAGCCAGATACCTGGGAACAGCGGATAACCACAAAGGTATTCCACACCTCATACAATCGCACATTTTCGAGACTGAAGTAAGAGGTGAAAAAGCACTGATAATAGTTCGGGAATACGACTGGCACGAATACACGCTGCACAGTCTTTCAGAAGGAGGTGAATTATACAAACATATAAAAAAGAAAGAATAGCGAAAGACGCAAGCTCCGGGAACTACAATCCCGTTCTGAACATCTAACGCTATTCCTCACTGCAAATATACAAAACAATTTTTAAAATCAACTCGTTATGAACAAAATTATCGAATTTCTCAAACAAAGCAACCGCTGCAAACACCTTATTGGCGGTTTGTTGGTAGGCCTTTTGGCCTTCAGCCCTTGGACAGCACTCTATGCTGCAACTGTTGCCGCATCCTGCCTGGAACTGAAAGACAAACTGAAAGGCGGTTTTTGGGACTGGATAGACTGGTCTCTTACCGTAATCGGCAGCTTATTGTCCGCCCTATTTTGGTGGATAGTGTAATGCTTTAACTCTTGTTACTTGTTACATCAGTAGCTTTGTTGCACTTTGCAGATATGGAAAAAGCCCAAATGAACAATTACATTGAAAGTTTGGAAAAATCTTAAAAAGCCCCCGGCCTGTTAAAAGTCATCTCACCTACTTATTAACCCAAACGCCTGAACAGCGCACGACCGGGGGCAAATACCCTCGCTCGCGCTGTTCAGGCGTTTTTTTTAAATTTTGGTTGCGCTCAATGCGCATAAGTAAGTGAGATGTTGCAAATGTACAAAATTTAACTGAAATGAAAGTAATTGAGATACTAAAATTGAATAGAGAACTTTTAAAGGCATGCTATAACATAGGCATACACCCCGATGACGTACAATATATAGAACTGTACAACGACTATAACAAACTGCAAGCCAATGGAGAAAAAATATCCTATATCGTAGCTACGCTTTCCAACCGATATGGAATCTGTGAACGAAAGGTGTATGACCTTATCAAGCGTTTTAAAACCGACTGTAATTTATATGCAGTGTAATCAGGCCTCTTTCCCATTAAAGGCAAACTCCCCTACCCTACCTTTGTATCGCAATAAAGAACAATCACATCATGAACAAGTATTATCAAATCTTAGACAAGGTGCTTTCATCCGGAAAGATGCAAAGCAATAAGAAAGGGAACATTCGCTACCTGCTGAACGAACAGCTGACTCTGCTCCCTGCAGACCTTCTTGATATATTCGAGGGGCATACCATAGCGCGGAAGAAGTTAAAAAGCGAATTACAGCTATTTATGCAAGGTGAGCGTAACGTAGAAAAATACAGGGAAGCCGGAATCAACTGGTGGGACTACTGCGGCTCCATCCTCGTAAACAGCTACCCCACCTATTTGGAAAAACTGCCACCACTCATCGAACGTATAAACAAGGAAAAACGAAGCAGTAAAAACTATGTACTGTTTCTTGGTTCCACAGGAACAGAAAGCAACCAGGCTCCATGCCTTAGTCTCGTTCAGTTTCAGATAGAGCAAGGGGCACTGGTCATGACCGCCTACCAGCGCAGCAGCGATGCGAATTTGGGATTGCCTGCGGATATTTACCATTTATACCTAATATCAAGGCAGATTGAGTTGCCGCTAAAATCCATCACCCTGTATTTGGGAAATGTGCACATTTACGAAAACAATATCGGCAAGACAGAACAGCTGCTTGCTGGCAATGAAAATGTAAAATTTGAATTGAACGTATGAAAAAGATGTATCTGTCGGCCCCTCTCCCATTTGTCGGGCAAAAGCGCATGTTCGCCAAGGAATTCATGAAAGTCTTGGAACAATATCCGGATGGGACATTGTTTGTTGACCTGTTTGGTGGTTCCGGACTGCTGTCGCACATTACCAAATTCCTCAAACCACATTCCACTGTTGTCTATAATGACTTTGACAACTACCGCTTCCGCATGAAGCATATTCCGCAAACGAACCTGTTGCTTGCTGACATTCGCGAAATGGTGGGGGATTCCGTACCACGTCATAAAATCATTAAAGGGGAACTGCGTGAACGAATATTCAGCCGCATCGAGCAGGAAGAGAATACTACCGGATATGTGGATTTCATTACCCTCTCCTCCTCTCTTTTGTTTTCCATGAAATACAAACTGTCTGTCCAGGATATGCGGAAGGAAGCATTATACAACAACATACGTAGGACCGGCTACCCGGAATGCACGGACTATCTCGAAGGGCTGGAAATCGTATCTTGCGATTACAAGGAAGTATTCAACCGGTATAAAGACATTCCGGGCGTAGTATTTCTTGTGGATCCGCCCTATCTGTCCACTGACGTAGGAACCTATAACATGTACTGGAATATGGCTGACTATCTGGATGTCCTGAATGTGCTGATAGGGCATTCATACGTATATTTCACCTCCAACAAATCTTCAATTCTGGAACTGTGCGAATGGATAGATAAAAACAGAAATTTAGGTAATCCTTTTGAAAACAGCACAAAGGTAGAATCCAACGCCCACATGAATTACAACTCTTCTTACATAGATATGATGCTTTATAAGAAAGAGGCTGCCTGATGGCGTTTACTTTGCCTGTATTGAACAGAAAAGCCGCAGACGGTAATTTATACGTCCACGGCTTTTCTGTTTAATACAGGCGGCTATTACAGCCGCTTGATAGCCACACACTGATACACCTCAATACTTTCCACAATATCCTCATGGTTGTGATTCGTATCACTCTCCACCAGGTCCAGTTCCAAAAAGGTTTCCCCGCTCAATCCGGCAAGCTGTGCATGAATCAGTCCGGGCAGGTCAAACACCTTTAGCGCATCCTCCTGCAGCTCGCTTCCCTCAGCACTCGAACCTTCCCAATCTGTCACGACGTGCAGTTTAATCAAAGGTTCTGCCCGGTACTCCACACCGGGAACAATCGCATTCCACTGTATAGGGCAGAATTCCACAAAGACAGCCGGACGCTCCCAGTTCTCTTCCTGCTCGATGAACTCCACATTGTGGTTCCACAAGTCTATGTGCTTGATAAGGTCAATGGCCTTCAGTTCGCTGCAAAGCAGCCGATAAAGTTCTTTTCTCATTTTCTTATGATATTATATTCAATGGTGAAATACTCTGTTAGGTTCTCTTCTACAATCTCACGGACGGCTTTTTCCACTTCAGGCGATGTGCCGAGGAAACGGCG